GGAACGGGTGTTTACAATATGTATAAAATACATAAAGACGTAAAAAGGTTTGAAAAAAGAGATATACAGATACAAGAAATTGAGGACAAGTATTGTAAAATACAAAATCCTACCCCAGAACAACAAGCAATATGTGTAGATATTTTAAAAATTAAAGGAGCTTAGTATGGGTAAGTTTTTGCAGGATATTGACGAAATAAGCTATTGTCAAGTGGCGCCAGGAATGTTTAGACTTTTATCGCCTCTTGAGTATCAAATTTCTGAAACAGAAAAGATTATAGTACCCTTTGGATATGAAACAGATGGATACTCAAAGCCTCAAGTAACAAAGGCACTTGTAGATGGTTCATTTGGTGATGATATTCGCCCTGCTATAGTTCATGATTTTTTGTGTCAATATCACGAATTTAAGAATGAATACGATGGTAATATTGTAAAAGTTAGTTTTAAGCGTGCTAATGATATTTTTTATCAAGCTATGACTGATATTAAAATGCCATTATGGAAACGTATTATTTATAGAATAGCAGTGTCTTTTAATCCTAAAAAATGGTGATTAAATGGAAAACGTGCATCAACATTGGCTACCATATCAAAAGAAATGGTTAAGCGATGATTCCCGTCTTAAAATATGGGAAAAATCAAGGCGTATTGGTGCTACATACGTTCAATCATTTGAGGATGTTATTGATTGTATATCTGGAAAAATTCAAAATGTTTGGTTTAGTTCGGCTGATGAATCAGCAGCAAGGGAATATATTATTTATTGTGATAATTTTACAAGGGCTTTGAATGTTATATTTGGCACTACCGGTCAGATGATAATAGATAGTACTGGTGATACAAAATCTTTTTCTATAAATTATTCAAACGGTGCAAGGATTAACGCCTTAACATCAAATCCTACACAATTTAGGTCAAAAGGTGGAAAGATAGTAATAGATGAGTTTGCACACCATAAAAGCGATGAAGAGCTTTGGCGTGCTGCATATCCTTCTGTTATTCAGGGCTACCCGTTGAGAATATTATCTACCCATAATCAGACAGACACAATGTTTTATAAATTTGTTAGTGAAGCAAGAGAGGGTAAAGGCGGATGGTCTCTACACAGAACAACTATTAATGATGCTGTTGAACAGGGATATGTAGAACAAACGGCATGGGGAATTAGAAAAAGAGTTGGTGTCGCTGATTGGGATATTTCAAGAGAACAGTTTTTAAAAGAAACACGTGATGGCTGTATGGATGAATGGACATGGCAACAGGAGTTTTTGTTGAGCACAGATAGGCAAGAATCAGGACTTGTTACTATTGGATTTATTGACAACTGTAATTTTGTTGATGGTAAGTGGGTTTACTCATCAGACAGTAATGTACGCCCATTGTCGTATGTTAATAATAAGATTGGTAAGGATGGTAAAAAATATTCATTACCACTACACATGTCATGCGATTTTAATAGAGACCCTAACTCGTGGATATTGGGGCATAAAGATGACGAAAACATGTACTATTTTGACGAATTAGTGCTTGAAAATTCTGCAACATCGCAGAGCGTTCAGGAGTTTTTGAGACGGTACCCAGACCATAATGAAAAAATAATTATCAATGGCGATGCTTCTGGCACACAGGATAAAGCCGATAATGAACTTAATAACTACGAGCAGATTATTGATGCTCTTACAAGGCATGGTTATGAGGTAGAATTAGAAATAAGAGCCAAGAATCCACCAATAGAAAATAGAATAGCTGCTTGGAATAGGCGCATTAGAGACCATAACGGAATACCACATGTTTTCATAGACCCCGTAAGGTGTCCATGGCTAATATATTGTTGCAAAAGATTGTCTTATATTCCGGGTAGTAGAAAAATAAAAGATACGTTTACCCCAAGCCAAATCGAGAAAAACCCAAAACTAAAATTTTTAAGAGACCCACTACATGCTGCAAGTTATGCAATAGACTACTATTGGAATCTTTTCGGATAATTATTTTGTTTTTATAAAAATACCACTTGCATTTTAAATTAAAATTTGATATACTATTAGTATAATGAGAAATATTTTAGTTTAGAATAATTATAATTCCCGGTAGCCTAATATGCTATAAACCAACCTTTTAGTAATAAAAGTGGGAGATGGTGCGAATCCATCCCGGGAATATTTTTTTATACGGAGAATATTAATGCCAGATATTGATAACTATCAAGAGGTTTTAGATAATTATTCAGAGGATGCTATTAATTTTGTTACTAAAAGATGGGCTAAGTGGGATAAAGCTAGACAGTCTACGCTTGAATTAAACGCAGAAGTAGAAAAACATCTTTACTATGCAGATAAAAAAGATTTATATGGAAAACTACCAGACTTATATGAATTGTATGATGCTTTAGTATCGCAATTTGATAATTCACTTTTTAAATCACCTGATGCATTATTTAATGTATATCTACCACAACAATTACCAGAGGGACTAGAAGTTGGAAATGTCAGGGCTATTAAAAAGGCAGAAATACTAAGAGAATTAAAGAACGGAAGAATAATAGAAGAGTATTCAGAATGTTTAAAGGAAAGCCTCATAAAACAAGGCGAATGGATTTTATTTCATAAATGGTCAGAAGATTATGATAGCGAAAGAGTAGAAACAGAAGATGAGCAGGAAGGATTTTCATATTCATTTCAGCCTGTTTTAAAACATAAAGGGGTCATGGTTGATTGGATAGAACCAAAACATTTTGTTATTGATGTTAGTAGGATAAAAAATTATAAAAGTTCTGAATGTGTAAAAATAGTAAGAGATTATCTAAGTGTAGATAAGCTATTAGAAATAGAATTTTATAAAGAACTTGCTAGTCAGCAAGAAAAAGAATTAAGAGAGTTGGTAGACGAAGATGATGAACCAAAAGATTACTTCTATGACAATGAAGAACTTAATGAAGTAGAGGGCGACCAGCTTGAGATACTTGAGCTTTGGGGCGATATTAAAATAAAGGGCAAAATATATAAAGACGTTGTTGTAGCCGTTGCTGGCGGAAAATATATAGTAAGATTTGAAAAAAACCCGTATGGTAGATGTCCTTTTGTGTTCTATAGAGGAATGGTAGATAAAAAAACCAGACGTGGATTATCTCCATTAATAAATGCCGTTGGTCTCAACCAAAAAGGAAGCGATATTTTTGATTGCACACTGGAGGCACTAAGACAGGCAAACAATCCTAACTGGTTAGCAGCAGAGGGGCAATTATCTGGCGAAAAGCAAGACCTACGTGGTGGCGGAAAGGTGTTAACATGGAAAGCAGGGAAAGCAGGGCAACAAACGCCGCCACAAGAAATAAATTCATATAAACAAGTTCCTGTAAACTTTGAAATAAATGCATATATAGAAAAGAAAATGGAGAATGCTATTGGTATTACCAAATTTGACATTGGTGAACAACTTAACAAACAGCAAACACTTGGACAATCCAAGATGATGCAGTCTGGCGCAAGTACACGTGCCAGTAGGGAAATATTAAGATTCTCAAGTAATGCAGTTATTCCAAGCATTGAACTTGTTTCTGTTATGATTAGAGATTTTAGGGTTGGTAATGAGCCAGAGGAGTTGTTGTTTATTCCGGAGAACGAAGCAAGGGAACAGGTTGGAAGGGTTACGCCAGATATTAGGCATATAAAACATGAAATAACCCTTGGAAGTTCACAGTTAATACTTGAACAAAAGGCTAGACTTGCTGAACTTATGCCTTTTGCGCAGGCTGTAAACGCATTAGCCGGAAAGCCTATGTTTAATGCTGAACAGTTCTGGAAATTTGGCGCACAAGCATTTGAAATACAAGACCCTAAGGCATTTATGGTACAAGATGAAATAGACCAATTTTTATCACAATTCCCACAAGAGCAGAGAGGGCAGGTAAAACAAAGAATGGTAGAACTAATACAACAGGAGATACAACAGAATGTCGCAATCCAGCAATCAGGAGGCGCTCAAGTTCCAAATAGCACAGAAAATATCCAACCTGTACAACAGCAGTGGATATAATGAATATAAAGCACTACTAATAGAAGAAATATATGACGATATAAACTATAATAATATCGAGACACCGTTAAAGGCATATCAAACACTTTCTATAATGCTTGGAAGAAAAAGACAGTTTGAAATAATTAAAGAACAAAAAGAACTTGCAGATAGATTAAAAAAGGATGACGAAGATGAATGACGATTTAAACCTTGAAAATGAAGACCTACAGGTTGACGAATCTCTGGATGATGAAGACATTGACGAGCAAGACGAAGATGGCAATAGTGGAAACAGTGGCACTGATTCACAAGAGCCGCAGTTAATTCTTGGAAAATACAAAACAGTAGAAGAGGCAGAAAATGACCTCAAAGCTCGTCAAGAAGCCCTTGAAAAACAAGAGCTTGATTCCATTTCAGCACTTAAAAAAGAGCTTTCTGACACAAAGGATGTGTTAAAGCAAAAAACAGGTATGATTGACAAATCCCAGATAGAAATTTATGAAGCAAACCAGCAGGTAAATGATGAATTTTTTAACAGAGAAGTTAAATTACTGGCTAAATATTTTGACATTCCTACCGATATTAATAGTAATGACTTTGCTAACGCATACCAATCAATAGTAAATGATTTAGCTGGCAATATATCAAAACTAACACCACAGGCAGCGGCTTTATTTACTACAGAATTATTAGACCTAAAAACAGAAAGAGATAAAGCACAGTCTATAGTAAGAGAAAAATATATTAATTGGATTAAGGCTAATAACGAATCCGCAAAGCAATCGCTATCTGTCTTTATTAGTGAACAATACAAAGACCAACCAGAGGAGCTTAAAAAAGATATAGAAAGTCTCTTTGAAAGTACAGTAGCACAGTATCAAGAAAAGGGTATTGAACTTGATATAAATATGTTCCAGAACGATATTAAAAATATTTCTGCTATGACACAAAAAGCCTATAATCTTGGCATAGAACAAGGCAAAAAGGATATACAACTTGAAAATTCAAACAATAAGCAAATTAAAAAACTTGGCGGTATAACTGGCTCTGATAAGGAAAATAAGCCAAGTAGCACCATTGATAGTCTGGAAGCGTATAATAAAATGTCGGCAAAAGAAAGAGCTAAGTTTATTGCAGGGTAACTATTGTAAAAAAGAAAGGAACAGAAAAACATGACAAATCAACTTTTACAGGAAGCAATCCCCCGTTTTTATGCGGATGGCGGCGAAGAAATTTTAAGAAATGAAGCCGTTATTTTGGATAGCGCAACAATGAAATTTTCATCCAAGGTGTCAAACATGGGTGATGAAATTGATGTACTTATTGACCCTATCGTAGCTGGTTCCGCTTATACCGGTGGAGACTATGCAACACACGAAACGCCAACACGGACAACAGAAAAGGTAAAGGTAAACAAGGGTTTTCAGATACCTTTTAGACTAAAAGAAGCTGACCAAGTTCAGGGTAAAGATGTAATTAAATTAGCTAAATCCTTGGCAAAAAGCGGATTAACTAGCTTTGCACTACAAGCAGAGGCAGATGCGGCAGCTCTTTATACCGAAGCTGGAATACCATTAACACCTTCCGCTGGTGATGCTTATGATATTGACGAAGACACAGCATACAGGGTATTAGCATACGCAGCAGCTCAAGCCGATGCTCATAAGTGGCCCCAACAGGGTAGAATAGCATACCTTGACCCATATTTCTGCATGTATCTTGGTATTGAGGCACTCAAGCTCGGTGGCGCAAATTCTTCACAAGACGAATACAAAAACGGAAAAACTGGAAGGAAAATAGCTGGATTTGAAATTAGAATGTCAAATACTCTGTATAACGCCGGTGGTATTTACAGACCTTTATTCACTCTTGATAAGCAATCAATGGCTTATGTGTTACAGAAAAAAATTAATATAACACATAAAACACAAGTTGGAAGTCCTGACGATTTCTATGAAGGTCATGCGTACTACGGCATTAAGGTCTACAGAGCAGACAAATTAATGACACTTCCTACATCATACCCAAGTCTTAACCCACAGTAGTAATATAAAACAGAAAGGATAAACGACAATGGCTAAAAGAAAATCAGGTTTTTTACAAATAAATGATGCCGATATAAGCGCATATAGCGTAACGGCAAGTTTTAATTCCGATTCAGTAACGGGTATTTCAGGGTCTATCATTTTCAACGCATGGCAGTTTGCGGTAAATAGCAATATTGCCGCAGATGCAGTATTGGTACTAACCCCTGAATGTTCCTTCGATGGTGTAACATTCTTCCCTATTACAGATGCGGGTTCATTAACTCTTAGTTCTACAACCCCAGACGGTGTAATATCTTTTGAAAATATTTTCCCACATGCAAGACTTGCTGTGGTTAAGAGCGGTACGGAAAATCCTTCAATCACAGCACATTACGCATGTTCTGCATCGCCTGTTGTCCAACCAAAAGCAATTTCAGCCGGTGCATTATCTGCCACAAGTGGTGCATTTTCTGGAAACGTAACAATGGCTGGAACATTGGCAGTAACAGGAGCGCAAACATTAACAGGTAACACAACATTCGGTGGTACTATCACTGGTGGTGCATCTTCCGACATCACTATCAATTCAAACAAATTCACAGTAGCGGCTTCTAGTGGTAATACGACTGTTGCTGGAACACTGGCAGTAACAGGAGCGCAAACATTAACTGGTAACACAACATTCGGTGGTACTATCACTGGTGGTGCATCTTCCGACATCGCTATCAATACAGACAAATTCACAGTAGCGGCTTCTAGTGGTAATACGACTGTTGCTGGCACACTTGGAGTTACAGGAACATCGACAATGGCAGGTGCGGTTGTAATGTCCAATGCTTCTATAAAGATGACTGCGCTTCCAACAACAGACCCGTCCGTTGCCGGTCAGTTATATTTAGATAATGGAACGATTAAAGTAAGCGCAGGTTAATGACAGCGAAAGGACATAATAATGGCACGCCCTAGAAAAGAAGAAAGCATGGAAAGTCCAGAAAGCTTAATAAAAGAAGCAATTTCCATGCTTGAAGAAAAAGAAAATGGACAGCCTGAATCGTGGCACTTAGTACAACTCAAGATGTTATTAGAACACATGGAGAGCCTTAAAAATGGATAATCTAAAACAGATTGATAACGCAATAAAGTTCATGATTGAATCACAGGCTACGGCGAACGCCTTGATATTGGCAGATAAGGAAAGACAGCTTGTACGCCTTGAACTTGAAATACAAAACCTTAATTCAGTCTTGACACAAAGTAGAGAAATAATAAAAGCTCTTGAGGCAAAATTAAATCTTGAAAATCAAGACAACAGTGTAAAACAGTAGATAAGTTATATAGAAAGGATTAACAAATGGCAAGAACACAAGTTACAATAGCCAAAACAGTAAGGACAAACGCATCGCCGTCCGCTGTTGCAACTATTACAAAACAGGCAATTGATGCCATCACTGGTGTAGGAAACGGAATCGAAATATCTGATTTCTTCCTTTGCACTGAAAATACATTGATAATTGAAAATACCGCAGGTTCGGACAAGGTAATTAAACTAATCGCTGGTGAGCATGCTAGTGCTGTAGCATCGGGTGCTGGCAACAAGGATATTACTATAGTAGCAGCAAGAGACAATACAAGTCCTGCAATGATTGACCAAATTGAATCAGCCAGATTCAAAAAAGACGATGGTGGCGGTCTTGTTGTAGAGTTTGAAACAGGAATGACCGGCTATGTATACGCAATTGGTAAATCAAGAGGTATCGGCTAACCTTGAAGGTTAAAAACAAAAAAACAGGCTATAATTGGGATGTAAAGGGCAAGCAAATGGTTGAACTTGCCCTTAACCCCGATTATGAAATAATATCGGCTACTAAAGAAGAACTGGAAGAGATAGAAAAGCTTAGAGAAAAAGAACCCCCCACAATACAAGAATTGGTTTTTGACGTATGAATTATTTTGAATTAATAAAATCTGTCAGTAAGATAAAGCTTGGTGAAGCACCAACCCTTTTTTCTGAAATTACGGACGATGAATATAATAAAATTACTGACGAGATAAACAATGCGTTAGAAGAGTTTTTTTTAGATGATTCGCATAATTTCAGAAGAAAAGATACTACATTTAACACTGTTGTTGGTCAACAAAGTTATAATCATACCTATGGTGTTATTGTTCCAAATGGACTATATTTGACCGATAGCGATGGGAATACACATGATTTGGTCTTTAATCCAGATTATCAATCACTTAAAAAACAAGACACATCAGAAAACGCATGCCCTTCTGAATGGACAATATATAATGATAAAATATTGTTCTATCCTGTGCCTGATAAAGTATATACTGTACATGTTGCATATATAACAGATAATTGGGCTAAAAATGCGGCTGGTGAGGAAAAATTGACTATGGAATTAGAAACGGATGAACCAAACTTTCCAGAAAAATACCATAGTGTATTGAAGTTTATGGCTTTAAGAGAGCTTTATTATAGCGACCCTGTTAGATACCAAAAATACAGTAGACAAGCATCTGCAAAAATGGAACAAATAATAAAAGAATCAAGGGGAACGCTAGAAAAACAGCCCCAAGTAAAAATGAATAATGTTAAGTTTTAGGTGAGCATAATGAATGAAATTGATTTTGAATTACAGATGATGAGACGGGGGCTATATAAATACCCCGGTACCAATAGCTATGTATCAAGAGACGAATACGAAAGACGGCTTATGGCACAAAATCAAGCAGACACGTCTAGGGGTCAGAATTATAGCCAACCACAGCCACAGCAACCACAAGTTGTAGATAAAATAAGGCAGTTCTTGCAAGATTGGCAGATAAGTAACATGAAAAGCGGATATTA